ACTTCTCGACCACTGCCTGCTCCTGTCTGGACACGCCCTGCGGGCAGGAAACGCTGTTCCAGAAGGATGTCAAGGACGTCTTCTTCGTGACGCATGTTGTCCTTATCGGCCAAAGCCTTGGAAACACGGACCATGGACTGTTCAAAAGTCTCCCCCGGAAGGCGGTACTTTTCACTGTGAAGCTGCTGGGAAATCTTGAGGGTGGGTCCGTATGTGGTGGGATTTTTGAACATAGTTGTACGCTGCTCCGTTCGATGCTCGCTCGTCGGCCTGTTAGTTTAATTAGGCTTGGTGGGGTGAAAGTTCGAAGTATATCACAGCCTAAAATCAGGGCGTGGTAAGGGTCTCTTCCTTGACGTTATAGACAAGATTTGAGCGAATGGAGTAGAGCTTGTTACCCAAGTGGTCCATTTCACGAAGAACCGTGAACTTCATGTTGTAGGTGGGAATTCCTTGTGACTTGTAATAGTCCTTAATGCGTTCGATAAGCAAATGGCTCGATTTGAGTTCGCCGAGGTAGTCCTTCATAGTTTTACTCCTTTTTCACGTAGATTACGACACAGGTTTTCAATTCCGTTGAAGGCTTTTACAACACTCTGTATTTCAATGCAAGCCAAAACGTACTCTTGTCCTTTGCCATTTTCCTGTTCGTGAAAGAACTTAATTGCTTCGTAATAGTGGTTGAAGTTCTTTTCAATCAAGTGATGTTCGATCAGGTCTTTCAAATGTCTGTCCAGAACACCTCTCCAAAGCTTTACTTGCCCTTCCAGCAAAGAGTCAGGAGGAAGAGGAAACGAAGTAAAGTAGCCGTTGTAAAGAATCCTGCGAAGACGTGCTGTCTTCCTGCGAATTGTGATGTTATCCCAGTTCATCAATCCACGCTTTCGGCAGGTGCATCCCGATGTGAAAGGGAAGATTGTGTTTGTCACACCATTCTGAGTAACGGGTCTTGCTTCGCTTGGAAATCCTGTTATCGGACATAAAGAGCATACGTACGTCTAAGTTCGGGTTGCTTTCTTTTACCAACAGCATTTTCTTTCGGTCTGCAGGTGAAAAGAATCCCTTCACTTCGATATACATAGGCTCACCATCTTCCTTAAGAAGCTTGAAGTCTGGCTTGTAGTGCCTTGTCTCTGAAATGATGAAAGGGATTACGTCCTGCTCGTACTTGAAGTGAACCCGCTTTTCCTTGAGGTAGGTTGCAAACTTGAGTTCAGCACCGCTACGAAATGAAGTCTTCTTAAGCTTCATCTTCGTCACCTTCTTCGTATTCTTCCTCTTCGGGGGCAAGAGTACCGAACTCCTTGAAGTTAAACCCTACGCTAGGTGGCTTTGTTTCACCATCCTGCATCATCCAACCCAAGCCTTCGGAAAGGCCCTGCAAACGCCCGATGTTCAAATTGATGATGGAAGCGTCCTTGGGGGACGATGCGCGTACTTGGTCCAACTCTTGAGAGATTTCAACCAGATGTTGCTGCAGTCTCAACAGTGCTTGCTTCTTCAGGTCCGTCATTTGTTGTTGTTGTTTTCTTTGCTTCCGAACGTACTTGCGGGTCCTTAACTAGTCTCGTGAAATAAGCCATTCCATCACTGTACTTGTGTTCAATCAATCCCTTGCCTTCGTTGGCGTCTTTCCAGCATTCATATTTGAAATCACAGAAAGAACAAAGCCTGTGCAGTACGTGATTACCGCTCTTGCCGCGAGCGACTTCCGGGTAACACTTTTCTTCCGGAGGTGTGTCGCGTTCAAGGACTGTCTTGGCTTCGTCAATACGCTTGGACACGTCAGGAACGTCGAAAGCCTTGTCAAGAATGACGCTTGCAAGCTGCCCGTTTTCCTTGTTGACAACAAGGAACGCACCTTCTTTGTCATTATCTTCCATCATGTAAAAACCGATCTGGTACTTGTAACCAAACGGATCGTTGGTGTCGTCCCCGAGAAGGAACTCACCCGTATTGAATTTTCTGAATGAAAAGGACGAGGCAGACTTTACGTCCGTAACCATGCCGTCAATACGGCAGTCTTTCTTGCCAGACACTCCATCAATTTCTACTCGCTTTTGTTCTTCGGTAACGTAATGTCCCGTTTCTTTTGCCAAGCAGATAATAAGGTTTTCAATGATGGACCCGTAAAGGAAGTTGAGTTTGCTTGGAGCAGCAAGTTGGGGTCTGTCTTCCCTATTAGTCTTGATGGCGTACCAAAGACGCCTTGGCGGAAGCCCAAGATTAGAGGCAACAAGCTTGGGTTCTTTATTGGAGTAATTCTTTTTTCTTCCGCCGAAGGCATCCCGGAAGGTGGCCTCAAGGTTAGCGAGGAGTTCTTGAAGGCCATCTTCCGAGAGTTCCGCTTCGGGATTCTCAAGAAAGTCATTAATGTCTTTAATCAAATCCCGAAACTGTGGCATGTTGGGTTAGACCGCTTCGTTGGCGGCTTCGCCTGTCGCAGCAGAGCTGGCATCAAAGCCACCTTCCACTGTTTCGAACGGTGACTTGCGTTCGTAAGGCACAAGTTCAAGAACCTGAACACCCTGAAGAACTGCAGTGATTTCACCTTCACCATAGGTCCACGGAAGGAAACGAACACGGACCTTTGAATCGTTGCCGATAAGAATGTTCTTCGGCACCGGGTTATTCTTTGCGTCAACGACAACAGGACCTTCAGGACGCTTTTCATTAACCTTTGACTTGATCGTCACAAACGGATGCTTGTGCTTGTCAGTGGCAGGCTTAATCTTCAGTCCAAGGTCCTTGGCCTTCTTGACCTGATCCTTTTGAGTGAGCATGAGGTCAATCTTGTAGGAGGGAGCAATGCGGCGAGCAGGGTTTCCCTTGTCTGGGGCGTGCAAGAACGCATACATTGCAAGACCTTCAAGCATTTCAGACTTACGTGGGTTAGTATTAGTCATCTTTTCTGGTTTCCTTTTGAAACAACAATAGTTACGCTACGTCATCGGAGAGAGACTTAACGACATCTCCAAGTGTCGGGTAGAAAGTAGACCGCTGGGTCTGAACAGGGGGCCTACCATTGCCTTCCTGAATAATGTACGTCTTCGTAAGAATGAAGCCGTTTTCAATCGCTGCCGAATTGAACGCCACAAGAGTCTGTGTGATCGTTCCCTGCGGCATAATAACTCCGCTCATCAATTTCTCCTTTAAATTGTTCACTAGTGTATTTCCGCCCAGTGTGTCCCTGTATGATACGCTCCGTCTAATGGACACTTTGAACCAAGAATTTGACCAGCTTTTTGAATCGAGTTACGGATTGTTTGACCAACCACGTCGCCCGTGTCTTTTCTTGTCTCTACCAAAAATTCATCGTGTACCATTAGACGTTGCTTGAACCAAACCTTGCTCGTGGTCAACTCAGTTTGATAAAGGTGCATTGCTTGCTTCATGATGATCGCTTCGAAGGACTGAAGGGCGACAGCCATAGCCTTGTGAGGCTTTTGTTTGTCCAGTTCAACCAAACGACCATCAAGACACGTATGGTACCCAAGATCGACGTCCTTGTCAAGACGCTTCTTGAAAGCTCGCAAGAAGGGGAATCGTGTGTAGAACCTTTCAAGCAATTCCTTGCCTTTTTCCTCGTCATCGCCACCCAGCACAGAGATAAGTTTCCGTGCCCCTGCCCCCATCAAGAAAGCATAAATAAATGTTTTAGCAACAGGGCGAGAACAACTGAGTACGTCAGCATGAACAGCATGAATGTCAACGTCAGGGCTAGAAACAAGAGAAATGTATTCGTTGTCATTACCGTAATGAGCAAGGCCACGTAGCTGAATACCACTGGCGTCGCAATCAACGAAACAATTGTTAAGAACGTCTTCAATGGTGAAAATTTCTCTGGATTCATAGCCCCAAGTTCCTTTCGCTCCCCGTTCTTTGCTTGGACGGGGAATATTCTGCAAATTAGGGCTGTTAGACGACATACGATGGGTATTGGCACCAATCGTGTTGATGTAGCCATGCAGATAGCTGCGGTCATCCACAGCCTCCATAATTTGCTTACACAAGCCATTACGTGAGTAAGCTGTCAGATACTCACCAAGAAGTTTAATCTCTTGAGGAGCACTGTCGGGTATGTTTTTGAAGGAGTCTTCAGTTACCTTGGGGTTACCTACGGGGGTAAGTTCCGTAGGTTTCCAGCCAAGTTCAAGTAAACGCTCTACCCGTTGTGAAGAGGAACGGAGGTTAAAAGGTTCAAAATAAATGCTAGAGAAAGGACCGCCAACAACGTCTGCATCCAAGTCCGGTCCAAAAGATTTCGCTGCCCACTGTCCATTTTTAGTTCTCCTTGGGTTATATTCCCTATTTAGCCTAGGTTTCGGTGCAAATTTGGAAGTAATGAGACGTTCCAAGGCCATGTAATGGCGCTGGGTATCTACAAATAGTTCCTGTAGTTTTTGGGGATCGATGTAGACGCCATCCCGACGCTGGCGGGATATGTAATACTGCGCCCAGTGCTCAATATCTATACAAGTGCTTGAAAACCCTCGTAATTCTTTTTCACGGAGTTCTTTGTAAATTCGTTCTTGTATCAACACATCGTTTGAACACCTTTCGACCATGATAGGACTAAAAGTAGCCCATTGGTCGTCATCAATCTCGGTCTTGATTATACCAAACTTGTTGCCCCAAGCCTCAACGCTATGGCCTCCAGCACGCACAGGACGGGCCAAACGGGACAAGACGTACGTATCCCTCACTTCGATATTAGGGTCATCCCAGACGTTTATATCAAGGATTTCCTTGAACCAGTGGAAATCGAAGTCAATGCCGTTGTGGAAGACAAGACGCATCTTGCCTTGGTCAGCCAGCCACCCCTTTAAGGTACTCAAGGGGAAGCTTCCGGGGATACTACTTTGGTAGTAGTCGTTAACGAATACGGTTGTCGGGGTGTTCTTTCCGTATTCCTTGAGGCAAACCGTCCAGAACTTGTCCGGGGTAAGGGAGTTTGCCTCCGAGTCGCCTACGAATATCTTCATACTTCCTCATTCTGTTCCAAACCTCCGTTGTAACGAGTTTCCTCTTCGGCAATAAGCTTTTGAGTTTCAGCGAAGGTGTACGATTTCAAGCGAGAGGATACCTTGTCCCAGATCAAATAGCAAGCAGGACCAGTCTCTCCTGTGTATCTGTTTTTAAGGATACGAAGGGTTGTAAGGTTACGTTCTACCTTGTTCTCGGACTGTCCGTTGCGCTCAAGACCTACAACAATGTCGGACAACTGGCCGATACCAGCACTTCCTCGAAGCTGGGACAACGAAGTAACCCCGCCTTCTTCGTGGGATATGGAATCGTTGGACCTGCGAAGATGAGACACAAGAAACAGACAAATGTCCAGCTCTTGAACAAGTGTCCTCAGGCGGGTCATAATTGCATCCAAAGTCTTTCGTTCATCGCCGCTAGAGCCATCAGAGACGATAATACTGATATGATCCAGAAAGATGTACTTGGCTCCGAAGTTGTTCGCAACAAAACGTACCTGATTACATACAGAATCGACGTCATTAGAGCCAAAATGATCCCAAAATATCCAACGGTCGTTGCCAAATACATTTTTCCAAGCCTCTTCTTTCTTGCTCGGTTCTACCTGATTTTCAGGCAGACGCAAGTTT